TCCTGGAGGGCGACGCCGAAGTCGAAGTACCCACGGAACTGGATGCCCAGAACGTTGAAGTCGGCTTCGGCCCGCTCCACGGTGGGCTGCCGCTTGCCGTTGAGGAACGCGACCTCGATCACCGGCAGGTCCGACGGTTCGGCAAGCAGATACCAGGCCTTCGTGCTCGAGCCGGACATGGCCGCGTTGCCAAGGTAGGCGCTGGTGACGATGGTGAACTTGCCCGCGTGCGGGTTGTCGCTCGGCTTGGGTTTGTTGGCCGTGGTGGTCTCGTTGACCTTCAGGCTGCTCATCAGCAGTTCGGCCTGAACCTTCAGTGCCGGAGGCACCAGCAGCATGCGAGGTTCGATGGCCAGCGGGTTGCCGTCGGGATCAACCTGCTCAAGGAACATCAGCTCCGCCGCCGTCAGGCCGTCGATGGACAGCGCCGTGTCCGCGCCCTCCTGATAATTCTTGCGAGTCTCGGTGAAGAACGCGGCGTTGTTGAGGAACGTGCTCCAGAAGACCTTGTTGAGCTTCAGCGCGCCGCCACGCCCGATGCGACGCGGAACGGCAGTCAGCGCGTCCATGTCGTCGTTGATCAAGTCGGTGCGGGTCAGGCTGAACATCCGCCCGTAGGTCTTGGCCTGGTTGGTGAAGCTCTCCTCACCGACCTGGGCGTGCTTCAGTTCCCCGTCGGGACCAACCTCCTCGTACTCGAAGCCGCCCGTCAATCGGTAGCTGGTGACCGCCTTGAAGTCCTTGACGCTGCGCGTGGCGGCGATCCGCTGCCAGGCCTGCTCGACCGACTCAAAGCCGTCCAGCAGGAACTTGTTGGCCACGTTGGAGAGAATGCCCGGCAGCGTGAACGTGCTGAACGCCGCACGGAGCACCGCCTCGGGGTCATCGCTGAAGAACCGCACATCACAGCCGTTGGCCCAAGCCGCCTCCAGCAGAAGCTGGTGCAGACCCAGCCGGTTGCGGTAGCGCTTCTCGGCCGCCTCGACGATCTGCTCGCCGTGCGTCTTGATCAGGTCGTCGCCGCGCACGCCGCCGGTCATCAACGCGGCGGCTTCCAACACCTTCGGACCGTTGGCCGTGCCGCCGGTATGCGCCGCCGGAGCGGCGGGCCGCGAGGCACGCAGCACCTCCAGTTCGGTGCTCTTGACGTCCCAACCTTCCTCAATGGCTTTGGCCTCGATGTCCGGGAATTTGCCGTCGGTGATCTTGCGGATGGCGGCGATTCGCTTGCTCTCGGCGGCCGCCTGGGCGCGCATGTCCTTAACCAGGTCGTCACCGGCCCCGGGGGCGGACGGGGCCTCCTTGCCCTCGTCCGCCCGCGCCTGGACCTCCGTGTCCTGCCGCTTGTCGGTGATATCCATCGTTGCTTCCTTGCCGTTCATGGTCTGAGGTTCCTTGTCCTGGGCCGCAATACGGGCGGTGGTGCCCGGATCGGCCGCGCTGTCGACGAAACTGATCTCCTTGAGCACCGCCCGACGCACCACATGCACAGGGCCGGTGAACTGCTGCTTGTTGACGTTGACCGTGGCACCGGCGGGAATGAACTCCGCCTCAATCACCGCCGCGCCGATGCTCGCTTGCCAGGGGAAGCCGTTAGCGCCGCTTCGCGCCACATCTCGCGCCCAGGAGGTATCGCGGCTGATCAAACCTTCGGCCACGAGATGGCCACCCTCGACACTGACCCGCTGGGTATGGCCCACGCCCTGGCGGCGCTCGTGGTCCAGCCGGATCGGCAGGTTCTGTGACGGGATGTCCAAGCCCGCCAGGTCCACTACGACCGGGTGCGGAAACCCGGCGATCCGCATCAAGCCGCCGGTGTAGGCCACCATGCGGAACTGCGGCAGAGCGCCATCGCCGTCGGCGGCTTGGATCGTCAGCGGTCCGCGCATGGTCACGAACTCAGGCTGCTTGTCGTTGGTCTTCGACATCCGTGTCGTCCTCCTCTTGGGATTGCGGTTCCTGCGTGGGTTGGGCCTGGGCTTCGGACAGGCCCAGTTCCTTCATCAACTGCTTTTCCTTGGCCCGCTGGCGCAGCTCGGTCTCCCAGTCCTTGCCCTGGCGGGCGTATTCGTAGGCCAGCGTGGTGGTGTGATTGGCCAGGCGCTGGGCCTGGGCACTGGCCTCCTTGGCCGGATCGACGTGTTCGGTGCCGTCCCAGAACCACTGGTGTTCCAGCGATTCGACGCCGGCCAGGAAGGAGAAGTCGGCCAGCAGACGGGCTTCGGTCAGCCAGGCGTTCAGCAGCGGATCGAGCACGACGCTGTTGCAGTCGGCCTGCTCGACGCGGATGCTCTTGTAGTAGGTCTGATGATCGAGGCGACCGGAGGCGTAGTTGTAGCCCGACGAGTTGCCTGCCGCGATGTTGAACGGCATGTTCAGGCAGCGGGCGATCTCGTTGAGCAGTTCGCGTTTGAACTCGCTGTAGGTCGTGCCGGGCTGCTCGGCCTTAATCTGCCCGAGCTTCCATCCGTCTGGCAACACCGTCGCCATCCGCTTCTCGAGCTCGACGATGTCCATTGGCTCAACCGCCGCCGCTTCGCCGTTGGCCGGAGCGTCGGTGAAGAGCACCGCCGCGAAGTCCGCCGCCGTCTCGGCCGCCCCCAGCACCGCCAGCGTGTAGCGCCGCAACTGGGCAAACAGCGGCAAGGCGGGCGTGATCTCCGGGACGCCTCGGTGCTGACCAGGCCGATCCGCACGGAACCAATGAATCATCGCCTCGGCGGGCACGCGGTCGTAACCATCCAGCGCCGGCGCAAAACCCGCCTGGCCCGGATGACGCCGCAGCACCAGGTAACGAACCGGGTTGCCATAGCGGTCGAACTGGATGCCGTCCACGGCATCGTCGATCAGGATGCGGGCATCGGGGTTGGCCACGCGGTCGGCCTCGATCAGTTGCAGATCCAGCTTGATCGGACTGCGGAGTTTCGGGTTGGCCGTGAGCATGCCGAACACCTCGCCGTCCACGGCCTTGGCCATCCGCATGAGCCGCAGCTTGGCCGGAAGGCGGATTTCCGCTGCCCAGGCGGCGAAGGCGGTCTCGATCAGATCGTTGGCTTCGGCGTCCTCGGTGAGCAGTTGCAGACGCGGGCCGGTGCCGACGCAGTCGTTGGCCAGCGTGAGCACGATGCCCCGCGCGTAGCTGTTGTTGGCGACCTCGTACCGGCTACGGTTACGAAGCGTCTGTCGCACGTCGGGCGACGCGGCCGCGTCGGCGGAGAGGCCGTCGGCATTGGCCCAGTGCCGTACGTTGTCGGCGTTGGTCGCCGCCGCGTCGTACTTGGCCCGAATGACTCGGGTGAAAGAACGGGCCTTGCGGGTTGTCTTGTTGCCGAACGGCCACATCACGCTGCCCCCGGAGGAGAGAGTTTGACCAGCTTGACGCCCAGGCCCTTGCCCGAAGTCGCCTGTTTGCTGGCCAGGTGCTTGTCGGCCGCGATCTGGTCAGCCAGCGAGTGCTGCTCGATGCTGCCCGAATCGCCAGTCGCCTTCTTCGGCCCGGCGGCGTTGTCGCGGATCGCGTTGTCGAGGTTCGAGGACATCACACCAGCTCCGTCACGCTCGAACTGACCAAAGTTCGTTGTCGTTCCCGGCGCAGGCGCTGGGCGAACGTCGCCACGGCACGGGCCGGGTCGCGCCCCTCCAGGTAGGCAAGCCACGCTTCCTGGATGGCATCGTCGCGGTCCATGGGACTTACGAACCGCAGTTCGGTAAGCAGTGGACCGCTGTCCGGCAATGTGGGCAGTTGCATGGCCATCAACTGTGATGTGTCAGCAGATGGGGTTTGTGTCGGCTCGAAAGAGGCGCAGGCTGCGAATTGTTCCACCCGTGTAATTCAGGAGCGGTACTGGCCGCGCTGCGGGTCGCCAAGGATGGTTTCGCGCGTGACAATTCGTCTTCCGCAATGACGGCAGGCCCGCACGCGGGTGATTCCCCGCTCGGTCGGCCGCGTGTAGACGACGTAGAAATGACGGCAACCGCAGTTGCGACACTCCAAACCCAAAGGCTTGTCGGCGACTCGCTGGGATTCGCTCTGGGGAGTCATCGGTTCCTCCTCTGCAGCGTCGAGAGTCTGAGGCGAGGACGGTTGATCTCGCGCTTGGTATCGGTGCCGAACAGCACGCAACCCTGCATGCTGGCCGCAACCGCGCAGCCGACCAGGCAGTCCAGCCAGTGGTTGTCCAGGCCTGGTTTGCGGAGCTTCCATTCATCGACCTGCCGCCCGCGCCCCTCCGTCCTCACCCGGTACTCGGCCGTCAGATGCTCCGAGAGCAGCCGGTGATCATGGCCCGCAGACGGCTCGAACAGAGACAAGCAACCGGGATCGCCCATGGGCACGACCAGCCGTGCTTGAACGAAACTCTTCCAGTAATTGGTGTCGATCAGGACATAGCGCACTGATCGTCGGCCCTGAATATTGGGTACACGCCAGTGCAATCCCACGCGATCACCACGCTTGGGCTTGTAGTCGGAAAACGGAACGCTCGATGCGCCGACGTACTTGCCGTGGCTCGGCATCAGCACCGCCGCGTGCGGGCTTTGGCGACAGAACTGGTATACCACGTCCGTGGAGTTGCCCCAGTTGGCGTCGATCAGGCAACGCTCGACGACCATCTCCGCGCCGTCGTCGCGCCGCCAGTGCCGGGTCAGCAGTCGACTGGTGAG